ATCATATCGATTTACATCATTTTGGTAAAAGTCAATTTTTTGTTGAATAAAACCTTTTTGATTTTCTACTACTGAGAGTTTAGAGTATGTTTCTTGATAAGCAGCACTTAAAAACCCATAAATACCCATACTAGTAATTAATACTAATATAATAGTTGCTATAGATAAATAGATACGTAATGTTTTGTTGATTGTATCCCAATATTGGTATAAAAGTGAAGCTGTAATTAATTTAGCGAATTCTAAAGAACCAGCCATTATAATAACTTCTAAACTTGCCCCAGCAAAAAGTTTGCTTAAGCCACTAACGGAATAGAAAGCGGCCGAAGCTGAAACTGACAGGGCAGAAAATCCGATTAGGAATGGAAACATTCCTTGTTTTATTTTACCTAGTACCCCCATAGTATTCTGTTGCGTGTCCTTCATTAATTAAAGTCTTGTTTATATCTATATCTTCTACAAATATAGTACCTAAACATCTACCATATTTTCCAACCCCATGAGATTGTAAAATAAAATCACCATTTCCTAATAATTCAATTAATCTTGCTTTAGCCGCTAGCCCTAATTTTTTTTCTTCTAAATCTCGTGTGCGGGATTCAGGGGCATTCATACCCATCATTCGAATTCTTACCTTTTTCCAAGTATCAAACCCTAAGTCTACAAGAGCATCAATGGTATCCCCATCAACAACCCTATCTAATTTTGCGTTGTATCTATACATGGTGATAAATATAGTAAAAAAAAATAGCTAAGACAACCTATTCTCTAATTCCTTTATGTTTATCAATAGAGTCTAGTATTTTATTTAAAACAGACGTTTTAATAAACCCAGCCATTGATGCATTTTTAATAGTGCTTATTAATTGGAATATTACTAAGGGCATAAGCATAGTTTCACTTAACCACCCAGCTCCTGGAATGCTTTTTTCTATTACTAATATTAGGGTTAACATAATAATCCAAAATATTAGAGTTTTTATAATTTTGATTGCTTTGTAAGTTTTAAATCCTTCTCTTTTAATTCCAGCAATTATACCAAAAAATCCATCAGCAAATACTAAAGTAGTAATTGCTAAGTATTGTTCTGCATTTTGTATTGTGAGTTCCATAAAGTAGGAACATATAAATCCTATTGACATACTTGTAAAGGCTATAATTGCTTGTGTTGTTTTCATTTTATACTAAATCTTTTGATTCAATTAATGTATATGTAAATGAATTACCATATAAATTTTTAGCTTTATAAGCTAATTCCATTAATTGATTAAAATCTGATTCTTTGGAAAATACCTGACAACCCGCTGACCACTTATCTATTTGAGTGGATCCATTTATTCTTGAACCTGCTTTATGAATATTAATTCCAAAAATACCTTCATGAATATTTTCTTCTAACATATCATATTTACTATCTTTATTATTATCACGATAAACTTTTACAGGTTTTTTCTGACATAAAGCTTCATATTTACCTTGATGTTTTCTTATTTCATGTGAGCTTCTATATTGGTTAGGAACCAAAATGGCTACACCATCTTTATTTAGTAAATTCTTTTCCCAATGTGAGCCAGGATCCGTTGTAGCAGCAAAACAATGGAATTTTTCTTCTCCATCTATATTATAAGATACTGTAATACAATCGTCAAATTTATTTGTAACTTTACCGTGAGTTTCGGAGTTTCTAACCCCAACAATATTTAAATTGTAGTTACCACTTTCGAACCATTTATATCCTTTCGATTCTACCGCGCATTTAATTTCTTCTCTTGTATAACAGCTCATAATTAACTACATTTATTTTTTATCTTACTGTACAATTCATCTGCATAACCCGCTGGGTCTTCGATATGTTCTTTGGTAGATTCCATTTTACCTATTAGGCAATTTTTAAAATGCTTACCACTTTTACCTTTTAGTAAAGTTTCTATTGCACATGCTTTCATCCAAGTTCTTGGATCATTACCTTGAACTGAGGACTTTACTTCATCAATTGCTAATAAACAACTTACCGGATCTGCCATAATTTAAAATTTACTTTCTTGTTTTAATTCGTCAATTGCCTCTTGTATTTCTTCTACTGATTGTCTAATAGAGAAATCTAATCCAGCTTTAAAGTGTTTTTCATCATACCCATCTTTAAATATAATAATGTGTGGGATAGTTCTAACTTTATGATTTTTCTTTGCCTTTGGTGATTTAGCTATATCGCATCTGTAATACTTTATTCCTTTTAACTTATCCCAATCTGCAAAAGCATTATCATCATTAAAAGAAGCCCAAAATTCTACTACTACTATTGATATTCCATCATCTTGGAATGCGGATCTACCCTCAATTGTTTTTTCAAAGTTATCATCTGTAATGATAGTTTGAGAAAAACTATTAAAACTAATGAATAACAATATAATTAATAGTAACTTTTTCATATTTTTATTTTCTCATTTGTAGTTCGTAAAGGCGCTCGTCAATTTTCTTTAACTGTTCCTTTATTTCTTCTACATCACCTTGGGTATTGATGATAGCGTCTCTAATGGCTTCATCTTTCATTTGGAATTCAATCCTTTGTATTTCTGGTTCTGGGAGTCCTTTTGCTTCCTCAATATCAGCTTGTAGAGCAAACCACATACCTATTAAAGAAGATAGACCTACTACTAATAAACCAATTGTTTTTAGGTCTAACGTTATTTTAGTATCTTCACTTAATTGTTTTGCCATTTTATTTAAATGTATAGTTAATCCCAAAAGTTGATTGATATAACTCACTATCCCACATTTTAGCATATTCACCTTCGATAAATACACCTAAATGTCTGGAGAGTTTCCATCCTAAGCTAATACCTGCAGAATAATCTGTCCATTGGTCGCCATTTGATTCAGAATGTCCTTCATGATGGCCTTCATGACCCCACCCATTTCTATGTAGGTATGAATATTGAACATCCCCTTTAATGTATTTATGAGCTGGTAAGATTATATTACCATAAGTATGAAGCCAAAAATTTCTTTTATAATGATAAAAATCAAAACCAACAATAGGAGCTATCTCTACCCAAGGGTCTAATTGGCTCCATTTTTCTCCATTATATCTATTCATTAACCTAGTAAAATAGGTATCTCTAAATTCTAAATCGGAATCTGCTACTCTATCACCATTTGGATTTAACCAATACCAATCATTCCTTACCATTTCTTCTCCAGTTATGGGATCAATACTTGTTTCAGTATAAGGTACATCTTGGTATCCATATTCATATCCTAAAGTATACCAAGGATTAGTCGGGAACATATTACCATTACTATCCATTGAGGTTTCATTTAACCATAATTCTATAGGATTATACCCATATGCTCTATCATGGCCCCTAGCAATAGCTCCTGCTGATATAGAAAACTTTTTACCTATTGGCAATCTAGCTCTAAGTTCTGCTGAATTATAGTTTAAGTTTATTTTTTGTACTTCTCTACTTTGTACTTTTAATATATGGTATCTACCAGTATGTTTTATGAATATATTATGGTTTCTAAATTCTCTACCCATCCATCTTTCTTTTTCCCAATGAATTTGATATTCTAATCCTTGAATAGCTGAAGTAGGAGCAGAAAATACTAATTGGCTTTCTGTACCATCGTAAAAGTTTTTAGGTTTTCTTTCATAGTCGAATCTAGCTAATTTTCTAATTCCAATACCTATTCTATAATCAAATGGGTAATCTGGAGTGTTATCTTCTACTCTGGGTATATCGTATAATGTACCTCCTTCGCCTGTTCTTACGAAATAAGTAGGTTCTGCTGCTTCAATTGAATTTGAAATGTCTCCGGCAGCATAAATTGTCCCATATTGAAGAAAATCTTTGTATAAAGATTGTAAAAATTTTGGTTTTTCTTCTTGACTAAATGTTGGGATTGAAATTAAAATTGATAATACAAATAGTATCTTTTTCATATTTTTATTCTTTTTTTCCGAATATCTTTCCGGCTTCAGCAATCCCAAAACTCCCTAGTGTAATATATAAAAATGAATCATAAATAAATTCATTAATTACTAAATCTTTTCCAAGGTATCCTGTTGCTAAGTCAACAACAGCAAATATTACCATTACAGCAAAGGATAAAAACCCAACTACGGATTTTTCATTGATGTCGTTTTCGTCTTTAAAAAGGTCTTTAAAAGCCATCCATTTATTCTTTAAATAATTTAACATAATAATAACATTTTTAGATGAAAACTACATTTGATGATACATATAAAAAAAAGAGACACTAATGTGTCTCTCTTATAATTACTTTTAAAGGGGGATTGTATATAAATATACACTAACCGTCACAACTAATACAATCGGCCATTCTAGATCCTAAATCTCCTTT